ACAGTAAATTGTTCAAAACTTTTCACAGACGTATATATACTGCTCTCAACTCTATATACTATCTCTCTATACTTTATATAAATATAGTGTAATAGTGTAATAGTAGTATGTTTTCAGCAGTAAAACCCCATAATATAGGGCTTTTCAGCTATTACACTTGCTATTACACTGCTATTACATTATTGATTTAGTGTAATAGTTATACATTGATAAGTGATAAGCGTCAGATATATCTTCAAACTTTTTACTATTTACATTTATATTTGATAATTTTGATAAGATAAGTTTGTTTCTTTCAGATATTGAATTGATCATTAATTCTTTGTTTGCATTTCCATTTCCAGTTGAAAGCTTTTTCAAAGACTTTGGCTCAACAATATTATATATTATATTATTTCTTTTTAATTCATTTAAAATAACATAGAATAAACCGGCCAATTGACGAGCAGAAGCAAATCGTGAATTATATGACAATCCTTCTATACATACTTGATAAACATTATATTCTTTACATATATTTATTATATGTTTACAAATAATAATAATTCGATCTTCTAGTGATATGTTATTTTTTGTTGAAATAGAATCTGCATATATTATTCTATTATCCTCTACAATAACTAATCCTGTGTTTGAAAAGGATTGATCAACACCTAATATTTTATTATTAATATTAAGTGTTGAATTATTATTATTTACATATCCCATTTATGCAAACATTCTTAAAACCTGAATTCTTAAGTCAGATATTATTGATATATTTCCAGATTCAGAGTTTCTAGCAGTTAATACAATTGTATTCATTTCAATAATATCCAAATCTTTTAAAACAACGTCAACATTGTATGTATATGGGTCAGTTGTATCTGCTGTAAATGTATTTATTGTATCATACATGTTTTCAATAAAGCCAACGTCTGGATTGCCAAGTGCAAACGCTACTAATGCATTTTGTGCTGTTGCGTCAGCCTTTATAGTATATGTTCCAGTTATTCTTATGTCTACTTTTGAATAATTAAAGCAAAATGAATTTTCAGGAGTCATATCACTAAACCATATATCTTTATTGTAATTTTCGTTATTTATATCTGTATTTATACCACACTTAAATCCTATTGTATCAGCAATAGTAAACATATTAGTTTCAATTGTATCGTCAACACATTCATAGAATTCGTCGTCAGTTCTTTTTATATTTATTTCTGCTATTTGAAAATCTTTCTTTTTTAACATTAAATCACTTAATATTGTTATTTGATTTTTATTATCTTCTATTTTTTTACTTACCTCTGATTTCTCAATAATTACAATATCAGTTTGTTCAATGTATACTCTTATTGAATCGTCATAATTTTCAATTGAGGCAACATTTAAATAAATTAAAAAATCGTCATATTCTGTAGTTATAGTCTGTTCAATATCAATTATTTTATTTCCAGATTCAGAACTTGAATATGAGAAATATTTACTATAAAATTCAGCTGTTACACTTGAATCTGATTTTAATTTACCAAGTATTTTTAAATTTGCACCGAAAAATCTATCGTCATTAACATGATATTCAAATCTAAATTTAATAATATATGTTCCTTTTTTTAATATTCTTGCATAATAACTTCCATATCTATCTATATTATCATTACTTTTTTCAATTAATTCAGAAAATGCTTCATATGTTACAGCGTCATTATTAACTAAATCAATGAATCTATAATATGAATTAATTTTACAATATGATTTATCAAAATTTAATGATTCAGAAGTTGCATTTATATTCAATCTGTTAGTTTCAATCTTATCAGAAATATCATTTATCAATACTCCATGTGTATCAGCAGTTAATTTATTATTTTCAATATATATATCTTGTTTACTATATTTTCTAATATTAGCATTTAATATTCTAAAATTAACGTCAACGTCAAAATACATACTATATACTAATTTTACACATGTATTATCTTCTGTTGTTTCAATTATAAAAGTATTATCATTATAATATGTCTCAACTCCAGCGTCTTCATTATTCATTATATATATTGCATTAAAATTATAATCTTCTACACCAGCTCTATCAATATCAAGTCTTCCAATTAAACTATGATCTTCATGATATGCATTAATATGTATATATCCAGATTGATATGAGTCTTTAGCTTTAGACATAGCTAAATCAAAATCTAAGAAATATAATCCAGCTTTCTTTAGCTTTATAAATCCGTCTGTATCTGGAACTACGTCCATTGCTTCATTATATATAACTATATTATCATATGTTGTAAGTTGATATTCTGTATTAGCATTAGTATCAGCATATGTTATATTTTCTTTTGTGAATTTAAAATATGATAAATCAAAAGAATTTGACACTTGATTTCCATTTGCAATTAATTCATTAGAATTTGCTTTTTCAGTATTTTCAGAAATCATTAATTTAATTTCTGTGTCGTCATAAGTTTCACCGCCGCTTGGACCGCCGCTTCTAATTACTAATGGCTGTGATCTTGTTGTTGTAGTTGTTTTTTTCTTTTTTGAGCTTTTTAATTCAAACATTTTTTATTAACCTCTTTTTTAGATTTTTATAATTATATCTAATTTATTAATGTTTGTGAAATATGATTGAAGTTTATTGTAAATAGAAGATATAGGCAAGGAACTGAGTCCTTGTCTATTTAAGAGAAACTAAATTAAAGTTTCAAGAGCCACAAATGGAGCAAGTTTTGTATCAACAACTCTTTCCCATGCTGCAGGATCTGCAAGTTCTGCATTTGTTGGACTAACGTCTGCTGGAGTTCCAATATATGAATATCCATTTAAGTGAAGTAAGAATCCCATTCTTGATACTATAAAGTCAGATCCTCCACCGTTTCCGTCCAATTCTTTACGACCAGCTTCAACAGGTCTGATAACTTTAGCAGGCTCAAATACGAATGCACCTTTTTTAACAAAGATTGTTGTCGCTCTATTTCCGTTTGTCTCGTCAGGAACAATCGTAACAGCGTCATTCATAATAACTTTAAGTCCATTGTAATAAGTTGTTGTTATTCCGATTTCAGAATCAGTAACTGTTGTAATTGAACTAGCTTCGTTTTTCTTGATCTCACCCATAACTGAGCTATGCATAACGATAGTATCAAAGTTATCCATGTGATCACCGACTTTCAATAGAGTATCAATAGCTAAATCATAAGAGAATTTATTAGCAGTGTCAACTAAAACATTATCTGAACCTTCGTTTGCTTTGTTTGAAGCGATTGCACCGTCAAGAATTGAAAGCATTCTAGCTTGAATCTCTTTTGCCCAATGTTTAGAAAAATACGCTCTAGCATAATCTAGTGTATCAATTCCTGATCCGATTATTTTAGCAATAGTTTTTTCACCCCACACCTTATTTAAGAATGTGATTGCTGCGAATGCTCTAACTTTTTCAAGTTTTCCAATTGCCGCTTCAGTATCTGAATCATTAGAAATGTTTGACTCAACATAGCTCTCTTCTTGAACAAATGGAATCTCAATTTTAGTTCCAGCGTCAACGCCACTTACAATGCTACCGATTTTTGGATCATTAACAATTAAATCTGAATCTACAATATTTGTAAGTTCTTTTGTTGTTAAAAAATCTTCAACAGCCCATTTTACACGATTAAAAATATCTGCAATTTTTGTCATTTTTGTTTACCTCTTTTGTTTTTGTTTTTTCTAAAATATATCATTTCACAACTACATATGAAAAGACAAGTAAAAAATAATAACAAATACATATCATTATTTTTTGTTATGAGAATTATATCATATAAATTCATAATAACAAAATAAGATATTTTTTTTGTATTGATTGATTGTGATTTGATTGTTATTTTTTATTAAATGATATATTTATTCTTTGACAAGACTTAGGGGAAAATCTGACAAAGAATAATTTTGAATTGAAGGAATATATTTTAATGGAATATGTTGTTGTCTACATATTTTCTTGCAAAAACAGAAAGAGAAGAAAAGTTATGAAAAGAACTTCTCTTTCATGTTGTTATTATAGCTTTTTTAAAGAACTATGTCAAGTCCTTCTGCTCTCGCCTGCTCTAATTTTCTTCTTGTGAATTCTGACATGTTTGAATTCGTATTTGTTGAATTTGTTGATTGATAACCGGATCCGGAATTTACACTTGATTTAAATAAGAATGAATAATCTTCACTAGATCTTATTTCTTCTAACTTATCAGATAAAGACATTGGAATTCCATTTTTTCTTAATGTTGTTCCGTCGCTTTCTTTGAAAACAATTTTTCCGTCTTCAATTGTTGCACCGTTTTTTAACTCTCCAATGATAATATCATTAGCTTTTTTGTTTACAGCTTCAATGCCAGAAGTTGTTTTGTATAATTCGAGATCTAATTTAGTCTCCAATACAGTTTGCTGCGTTTGATTTTTAAGAGATTCTATTTCAAGCTCTTTTTTCTCTACTTCTTTTTCAAGTTTTGAAATATCTAACTTTAAAATTTCTTCAACTTCAGATAACTTTTGATTTTTTGATTTATCAATATTTGATAATACAGAATTCAATGTATCTTCGTTTAATTCTTTTCCTTCCTCAATTTTGAACTTATCTTTCACTTGCTTAACAAAGTTTTTGTATTTATCTCTCTTTGATATAGCTTCTGATAATTTGCCTTCCAGAATAGTAATTTCCTCTGCAACAGATCCAACGCTATTTTCAATCTTTGCAATTTCTGCTAAAGCTTCTTTGTTATCAGATAATAGACTTTTTAATGTTTTAAACATTTTTTCACCTCTTTTTTTTCTTTTATTATAGTAAAAAATAAACTAAATGTCAAAGAAGCTCGTCTTTAAGATCTTCAATTGTTTTCCACTCTCCATTATCTATAAAGTCTTTTATATTATATCTTTCAGTTTTAAACAATTCATATCTTGATTTACCCAATAGTTCTTCAGCGGTTTTTGGATTTCTTTTTAAGAATGAATTAAATGTTGTTCTTGTATCAACTTGTCCTTTTATATCTCCATTTGCTGCTCTTGTGAAGTGCAGAGTATTTTCTGTTATTCTAACTAATATAGATCTACAATTAAAATGACGAGGCGGTCTATTTGGAATGTCTTTTCTATTCTTATATTTCTTTATATCATAAAACTCTTTATCTTTTTCAACACATGTTGCAGAAGTTCTGCTATCTAATGTTGATAATGACATTCTACCTTTTAGATCTTTTAAGTTTTTTTCTGTTTCATTTTGTATTTTGTCTCTCAAATGTTTTGAATAAGTTCTTGCAGAAGTTAGCATTTGTGATCTTGATAATCTAACTTGTTTATCATATAATAATTCAGAAAATTCCTTCGGATTGTTTCCTTCTAATAAATTTACAGACAATATTCTTTTTATATTATTATATGTTGATTGATTATGAGTTTGAAATAATTCACTAAATGTATAACCTTGCACATAATCATTTTCGAAATCATATATAGAATCTAATAACTTATCGTCAAATTTAGTTCCAAGCATTTTATTTTCAGACAATAGAAATACAGACGATAATTCTTCAATATCTTTCTGCACTTCAATCTCTGTATCGTTATATATAATATCAAGCTCTTTCTTCACATATGATAATAATGATTGTAATTGCTTATTGTTATACTGTGTGCTTTTTGAATATATCTTATTCATGATATCAGTATATAAATCTTTAATAACTTTCTCAAACTCGTAAATAGAGATATACTTATATTTTTGAAAATATATCTCTTGTTTGATTTGACTATCAATATCTATCATAGATTAACCTCTTCGTCTTTTATCTTTTGCTTTTCAAGATCAAAATCATTTATAGAAAGAACTTCACCTTTTATTAACTCATTCCATAGAGTATCTATTGAAATCAATCCCTCTCTTTTCAATGCAATATATTTATCTATTGTATTTGAATCTAATCCAATGCTATTGAAGTCTTTATTAACTTCTACTAAAATGTCTAATTTTATATCTATGTAAAGCTCAATAACTTTAAAAGCTGCATTAATTCCGTTCTCCAAAGAGTTTGCAAGTTCTAATAAAAACAAATTAGAGTTTGAATCTGCGATCTTAGCTTCTGTTGCAGTATTAAATGATCCATTTGTTAGAATTGAAAGAGACATTTTTTCCATAATCTCCTCTACATGTTCTAAATCGTTTTGCAATTTATCAATACTAGATCCAGCTATTTCTTCAAATTTAAATCCATGTTCAGTTTTATTTGAAAATAATAAAGCTTTTGTTGCACCAACCGTTACTCCTTCTTTCTTAATTGTTTCTTTATCAAACTCATTATCTGTAAAAATAGTCGGAACTGGAACAGCTGCAATCTTTAGTATTGAATCTAAGTTTGATTGTTTATTGAAATGTTTTAAATTCATAAATGCGAGATCTAAAAGTGGAATGTCTGCTTCAAGATATCCAGATTTAGAACTGTAAACTGGAACAATCGGAATAATCCCCAAGTTGTTTGTCCAACTGTCAATTAAAATATCTTTTCCCTTAATTATTTCATATACTTTTCCTCCGAATTTATTTAAAACTATATACACCTCTTTCTCTTCAGTTTTGTAATTATCACCCTCTACCTCCCTATCTACAATTTGTCTTATAACTATTTGATCTAAAGTTGCAATTCCATTCACATATGATATTTTTTTACTTAGAACATTTGATCTCTTAACAATCTTTAAAAATGGCTTTACATTCTTATCTTCGAGTTTAGTTGAATTACTATCTACTCTTTCATTATCAATCCATATGTATGTTAAACCGTCTTTTAAAGATTCTTTTGCTACTTCTCTCATAAATTGATTCAATGAAGTTCCTTTATTATCTATATTATTTACATAACATTCAAACTTAACTTTATAATCTATTTTTGTTGATTTTCTAAAAAGTATTGAAGATAAATTGTCAACAGATTTCTTGAAAAAGTTATATAATGTTGAATCATTCAATCTTACGTTAAAAGAATCGTCGTCTTCTAACTGATATCTATTTAGATATTTTGCACTTTTTATATTTCTTGTTCCAACATATAAATCATTTGTTATTTCTAAATATTTTATATTATTATTATAGTCTTTGTCTTTAAAATCTACTGACATTTTACATTACCTCTTTTTTTTATATTATTTGTATTATATCACATTAACAGCTACTTTAAAAATAGCTGTCTTTTCACTGGATATAGTTTATGAATTAAATATCCTAATGCGTCTAACATGTGATCTTGATTTTGAGTTTTATCTGGTTGTCCAGTTCTTTGATCGTATACTTGTTGTTCTAAGTTTTCAGTCAATATCTTACATTTATTCACATTTATAAATAATCTTCTTACTCCATTTCCATTTTTAAATAAACTATTAACAGATAATACTCTATCTTTAATAAATGGATTTTTACTATTCTTATGAACTTTAAATCCAGCTTCTTGCAACATTTTTATATCAGAAGTTGAAGCATTATTTGATTTTCTTTGAGCTCCAGCAGCGTCAGGGAACACATGTATAAGACATGCTGGATAACGCTCTTTAAGTATCTCTATCATTTCAGGCGTATCTAATGCACCGAACACTTCGTCTACTGCATGTATCTCGTTATCTTCTTTATACCATTTACATATTACAGCTGACATTTTCCCTACATTGAAATCCATTCCGACATATATTTCATGATCACTTTTATCTAAAACTATATTAGTATTATTTAGATCTCTATCAAAGTTTGAATAAACATTTGAAGAATTAAGATTTACGAATTCACCATTCAAATATGCTTCTATTAAATTCTCCGGATATTGATCTCTTAAATCAGATATATATGTTTTAGGAAGAAAAATATTATTTTCTGTTTTACCATTTATAATACTGAATTTTTTAGGATCCTCTGATTTACCCCATTTTTCATAAACAAACTTATGTCCTTCTGGAGTTGTTGTTATACAACCTGTGTTATCGTCGTTATTCGGCTTATTAAGTCTATTTCTTGCTATTATTTTTTTAAAAACTTGTTCAGCCTTATCCTTTTTTAATGTATCTAACTCGTCAATCCAGAAATCAGAATGTTCATATCCAACAATTTTATCTTCATTCTCCATACTTCTAAAAATTATAACTGTATTAAAACTTGGGATAGTCAATGTTTTTTCAGATTTATTTAATAGATATTCTATATTAAAACTTGATAATAATTGTTCAAATCTTGAATAAAGAATTAATCGAATAAGATCGTAAGTTGGCTCATATATTCCATATGTATATATTTGTCCGTTTTCCTTAAACATTTCTCCGTATTTTTTCATATAATGAAATACTCTATATATTCCGGATTCTGTTTTTCCTGACCCAAAACCTCCTACAAGTGCTGGATATGTTGCTGTATCATTAACGAATTCTAACTGGTGTTTTAATAACTTAACTTTTGCTCTTACTTTCATTTTTTATTCACAACATACATAATTATATTAAATATTAAAAAAACTACATATATTGCAAAAAATGTATATAATTCTAAATTAATATTAAATATATAAAACATGATAATAGTTATCATGTATAATATTACATAAAAACTCAATAGTGTTGATAGTATTTTCATTTTACACCTCATTTCGTATCTTATATCTCATAATATTTCTAAAATGAGATATTTTATTTATTAAACATTTTATTTAATCTTACTCTTCTTCCTGTTTCACTTCCTCAAAATCAAAGTCAATAACTTCAATTTTATTGTTAGTTTCCAGTGTTTCTTGATAACCTCTTTTTCTTCCTATTGTTTTTAAATAGAAGAGTTGAGCAATAACATTTCCTTTCAAAATATTTTCTTGCAGTTTTGATTCCACTATATCTATTCTTTCTTCTTTTAAATCTTCGCATGCTTGTTTAAATATCTCATTTTTTTTAATCCATGAATAATAAGTTTGTCTTGATCCGATATTTATATTTTTAAGTGCATTTGCAATGTTTGCCAAATTACGTTCATATACAGCTAAAAAAGCACATTGCTCCAATGTTATCTTTTTATCTAAATACAATTGATAGTCTGAATACTTTTCTGCAACTGCTTTAAGAGTTTTTGAAGACTTTAGATCGTCCAAACTTTGATTTAGAATCTTCTCTTTTTTTAAAGTGTCTTCGTCTATAGTGCGTTTCTTAACACTATTCATAGTATTATCATTAATAATTTCAGCTGATTTTACCTCTTTTATATCTTTACTACTATTTGACTTAGTATCTTTCTTTACTCTTTTCTTATATACTCTTTTCTTCTTTACAACTATTTCTTTATCTTTGTTTAATTCATTATCAACTTCATTCTCTATTTCTTCTATTGTTTTTTTAGTCATTATTAATCACCTCGTTTAAAATTTTTTCTGTATAAAACATTATTTTAACTAATTCTTTTTCAAGTCTTAATCTTTCTAAGTTATTTAATTCTTTTATTGTATCTATGTTTTCATTCATAAATAATAAAGAACTATGCACACCTCTGATATCAAACTTTGATATCTTTTTATATCTTTCTATATCAGATTTAAATGAATCCATTACTTTTAAAAAGAATGTTCTGTATTTATATAAACATGTATTCTCTTTTAAGTCTCTTGCTATTTTAGATTTAATTGAATTCTTATTAGATTTTAGAGATAGAACATATACATGTATTATTAAAGCTTCAATATTAAAATCATATATCTCTTGACATTCTTCGAAAAGATCTAAGTCTGATATTTGCTCTTCTTTATTTTGACTCATTGTTATCACCACTTCTATTGTATCTTGAAACTATACTTTTTATATTATCTATCTTTGATTCATATAGTTTGTTTGATATATATATATCAGTTATATAGTTTTCTATCTTATTTAGATTTTTCTTATTTAAATTAGAAGTTATAGTTGGTATCTTTATTTTTTTGTTTTTTGATAATTCTGAATCTGGAATGTATATCTTACTGAATACATATTTGTTTTTAGTAATTATAATTTTTTTTGTTTCAACTTTATTTGTTGAGCAACTAATAGTGAATAATGCAATTGTTATCAATAATATGTATTTCATTATTTTTCACCTCTTCTTAAGTTTTCAAAAAGAGATCTTAAATTTTTTAATGGCTTCTCTTCATTGTACTTTGTATGTGTTTTTTTGATTTTCTTTTTAAGTTTTGAAATTTTCTTTATATCTTTGTTTTGTGTGTTTTTGATTTCTTCATTTGTTACATATATACTATTAATCTGTGATCTATAATAGTTTTCTATAATTCTATTTTCTTGTTCAGTATTTTTTATATCTTCAAGTGCTCTTCTGTATTGCTCATTTTGTTTAGCTACTGTTTTGTTTAATTCAATATTGCTTTTCTTTATATTCATATAATTATTATATATATAATATATTGAAAATAATATTAATGCTATTGAAATATATTTTAATAATGTTTTTATATTTATATTTTTAAAGAAACTTAATAATATACTTATATAAGCCATTTATCCACCTCCTCTTTTTTTATATTTATTATATCCATATTTGTAAATAATATCAAATCTTGTATATCTATTACACTAACGTAAGAGCGTAATAGTAGTGTAATAGCTTGTGTAATGGCTGCAAATCCAGCAAAATAGGGCTCTATAGCGATTTTGTAATGTAAATATTACAACTATTACACTATTACAGTAAATTGTTAAAAACTTTTCACAGACGTATATATACTGCTCTCAACTCTATATACTATCTCTCTATACTTTATATAAATATAGTGTAATAGTGTAATAGTAGTATGTTTTGGACAGTCAAACCCCACAATATAGGGCTTTGCAGCTATTACACTTGCTATTACACTGCCATTACGTTATTGATTTAGTGTAATAGTTATATATTATTTGATATATTTTGTAAATAATTCGTGATAAGTATAAATATAGTGAATTAAAAAGAATTTGCAAATTTATACGAATTCATATCGATTTAACTAGCATAATTATGAATATCTTGTAAAAATACTATATAATATATATAAGAAAACATAAAGAGTTATGATTTTCTTGCAAAAAAAACAAAAGAGGTGAAGGTTATGGAAAACTTAAACAACATTGTAATAATCAACGAGTTAGCAAACAATGCTCAAACAGACAGAATAATTATTTAAGATTATAGAGATAAAATTTCAATGAAAATAGTTGAACTATCAAATATAGAAACTGACATTAAAGAAATATCTTTTGATTTCTTAGATTCAGTTGAAAACACTATTAATGAATATGTCGAGAAATT